GGTCTATATTATACGCAATAAGATAATGAATAATGTGCAAGTATTACCGACTTGAGATTGGGACAATTCCGGAGAGAGGATGTAACGAACTTAGGAATTGGACGATAATCCTTGTAGGAATAATGACTGCAAAAAATTGAACGATTTTTCGTTGATATCTGAAAAAGGCATATAAATCCATACGATTCTATTATTCTATATTCAACTCTTACAGCGATTCTTAAAACAATGTCCATGTCTAGACTTTCTGCTAACGACGAACGCCTTCCTCTCATCCAAGGAAAGCAAGGAAGATATTATTTGGTAGATGGATGTAAATACGACGAGCATTTCCCCCAAGAATGGGCGCAAAATCATTTGGAATATCCCGAATGTGATGAAGACGGTTCCCCCATTTGTTGTTCAGACGAGCGTTTGACCGGTCCCAAATACTGTGGAAATTGCCGCGAATACGGGTCGATTAATGGCGTGTTTGTATTCTATTGTGCAAACTGCTATAACTTCTTATATAAGGGCAGTCGAGGTGGGTTTATTTACGCGGCAATTGATGCGACTGAGAAAGAACTCTGGGCGGAAATGCCTTATATGAATGGTGTGAAATTCGACGAGATTGGCGATATAGACATTCCGACGAAATGGAGCGAACCCGAAGACGGCGATATTGCAGAAGAATATTACGATACTATGTTCCACCGAATAAAAAAACGTGAGAGCAAAAAGCGTAAGGAACAGATGCGTGAATCCAGTCAACCTGCATTGGATTCGAAGCAAGATGAATCCGATTCTTCTGGTGGGGTGGAATATACTGACCCCATATTGGATTTGGTGTCGGAATCGTCCGACGATTCATGCGATGAACCTTTGGAGTCGGAATCAACCTCGTCGGAATCGTCGGATGAACCTTTGGAGTCGGATGAACCTTTGACATTGTATGATTCCTTGGGGTGGGATGAACCTTCGAGGTCGGATAAACCTTTGGGGTCGGATTTCCCCACTAAATTCGAGTATGAATTGATTACGATTGCATCTATATTGACTGTGATGTATATTGTAATCTGTTGCATCTTATAGACAACAAGGTAAGTGAAAGTAAAAAGGTAAGTGTTATATTGTAAATCTTTTTTATTGTGGAAATTATGGTATATATTGAGAGGTTGCTATTGGGGGCAGAGAGTGTAGGAACTGTCCCATTATGCCTACAAGGATAATCGTCCAATTCCGACGCTACTGCACTTCGTATCTCCGGATTGTCCCATTCCAGATGCCCCCTGCCGTCGCATCGGTCTGCCAGTATTCCTTTGACTGGACCATTTAAAGACTTTTAAGTGCGTTTCATTTGTATAACCGCAGTGTGCTTTATGCATTATCGGGAAATGAGTGGGATATTGATTTATCGGTTATTTTGCTACTTTTATATTCGAGTGCACTGGGATAATTCCGGAGAGAGGATGTAACGAAGTCATAACGAAGTGCAGGAACGTAGGAATTGGATGATTCTACGTAGAAACGCCCTACGGTCGTTTCGTAGGTAGAATGCAATACAATTGTATATTCGAATATTGCTTCTTCTCAACATAGTCCATTTAGGAACCATTTGAATGAATCAACAATGCTTTCTTCTTTTCCAAAAAGGTTTTTTCAGAGACTTGTTGAGAGGTTGATGAATTGAATTGTCGAATTGAATTGTCGAATTGAATTGTCGAATTGAATTGTCGAATTGAATTGTCGAATTGAATTGTCGAATTGAATTGGTGAATAGGATGCTCCCTTCGGTCGCATCGTGCGCACTTTATATTTTGCAGGACCATTTAAAGACCTTTATGTTCATCTAGCAAATACACTGCATTCTGCCTACGAAACAGATCTATGGTAGTTTCTCCGGTACTTCATATTAATCATCCCAATATATTTGATATCGGGAAATGAGTGGGATATTGAATTATCGGTTTTCTATCCATTAGGATGGCGCATACACTGCAATACAATTCTATCTTCAAATATTCATTCCTCTCAACATATCCCATTTAGAAACTATTTGAATGAATCAACTATGCATTCTTGTTTTCCAAAAAGGTTTTTTCAAAGACTTGTTGAGAGGTTGAAAATCTTGAATTGTTAATTTGGATATTAAATTGAATTGGTGAATAAGATGCTCCCTTCGGTCGCATCGTGCGCACTTTATCTTTTACGGGACCATTTAAAGACCTTTAAGTCCATCTGTCAAATATACTGCAATATATTCGATATCGGGAAATGAGTGGGATATTGACTTACCGGGTTTCGATACTTTAGGACACACATACACTGCAATATAATTCTATATTCCAAAAATACAATTCTATCTTCAAATATCCCTTCCTCTCAACATATCCCATTTAGGAATCATTTGAATGAATCAACTATGCTTTCTTCTTTTCCAAAAAGGTTTTTTCAGAGACTTGTTGAGAGGTTGATGAATTGAATTCTTAAATTGAATTGGTGAATAGGATGCTCCCTTCGGTCACACTTTATCTTTTACTGGGACGACTTAAAGACCTTTATGTTCATCTGTCAAATACACTGCAATATATTCGATATCGGGAAATGAGTGGGATATTCATTTACCGACGGTCGCTACTTTAGGATGCACATACACATACACTGCAATACAATTGTATATTTCGTGAATACAATTGTATATTCTAATTTTCATTCCTCTCATCATGGTCCATTTAGAAACCATTTGAATGAATCAACTATGCTTTCTTCTTTTCCAAAAAGTTTTTTTCAAAGACTTGTTGAGAGGTTGATTTAGAATTCGCAAATTGAATTCTTAAATTGAATTGGTGAATAGGATGCTCCCTTCGATCACACTTTATCTTTTACGGGACCATTTAAAGACCTTTAAGTCCATCTGTCAAATACACTGCAATATATTCGATATCGGGAAATGAGTGGGATATTCATTTACCGACGGTCGCTACTTTAGGATAAGAATACACTGCATTATGCCTACAAAACGCCTACTGCGTTTCTCCGGATAATCATCCAATTCCTACGTTCGTACCTCTCTTCGGAATTGTCCCAATACAATTCTATCTTACACAAATACAATTGTATAATCGAATATTCCTTCCTCTCAACATAGTCCATTTAGGAACCATTTGAATGAATCAACTATGCTTTCTTCTTTTCCAAAAAGGTTTTTTCAAAGACTTGTTGAGAGGTTGGCGAATTGAATTCTTAAATTGAATTGGTGAATAGGATGCTCCCTTCGGTCGCATCGTGCGCACTTTATATTTTGCAGGACCATTTAAAGACCTTTAAGTCCATCTGTCAAATACACTGCAATATATTCGATATCGGGAAATGAGTGGGATATTCATTTACCGCGGGTCGCACTCTTTGGTATAATAATACAAATACACTGCAATACAATTCTATCTTCCGCAAATACAATTGTATCTTCAAATATTGCGTCCTCTCAACATATCCCATTTAGGAACCATTTGAATGAATCAACTATGCTTTCTTCTTTTCCAAAAAGGTTTTTTCAAAGACTTGTTGAGAGGTTGATGAATTGAATTGTTAATTTGGATATTAAATTGAATTGGTGAATAGGATGCTCCCTTCGGTCGCATCGTGCGCACTTTATATTTTGCAGGACCATTTAAAGACCTTTAAGTCCATCTGTCAAATATACTGCAATATATTCGATATCGGGAAATGAGTGGGATATTGACTTACCGGGTTTCGATACTTTAGGATAAGAATACACTGCATTATGCCTACAAAACGCCTACTGCGTTTCTCCGGATAATCATCCAATTCCTACGTTCGTACCTCTCTTCGGAATTGTCCCAATACAATTCTATCTTCCACAAATACAATTGTATATTCGAATATTCCTTCCTCTCAACATAGTCCATTTAGGAACCATTTGAATGAATCAACTATGCTTTCTTCTTTCACAAAAAGGTTTTTTCAAAGACTTGTTGAGAGGTTGATTCAGAATTTGCAAATTGATTTCGCGATTCCGATGCGACCGAAGGGAGCATCATACACGCTTTATATTTTGCGGGAAATACTTAAAGACCTTTATATTCATACGGCATTCTACATTATTGGGACAATTCCGGAGAGAGGATGTTACTAAGTCATTACGGAGTGCAGGAACGTTGGAATTGGATGATTAATACGAAGTGCCGGAGAAACTACCATAGATCTGTTTCGTAGGTAGAATGCAAAAAATTGAACGACTTTTTATTTACACCGCTTGTACTGCATACTCATATATAATTCATTCAATACAATTTCACGCTACGCTAACATGTCCTTCGCTATGATTAATTCTATCGCCTTCGCTAAATGGTTCATTACCAAACAACGCGACACTGGCATTACTAATGATAATTTCGATCTTATCATTTCTCAACTTGATGAGAACGCTTGGCAATTGTTCATTTCGACCGATGAACATTCTAATGCTGCTAAAGATGCAGTTGATAATATCATTCCTGCTCTTGTGCAAAAAATGCCCAAAGTTCGACGCAATAACAACGACGATACTAAAGGCAAAGGTAAAGGCAAAGGTAAAGTATTTAGGATGGATGCTCAGACTTCCACCGATGATTCTGATACTAACATTATTGAGACTGCTAAGACTTATTCTGATACAGAACAAACCGAGCAAGCCCCTGCGCAAACCGAGGAGAAGAAGAAGAGGCAATACAAGAAGAAGCAAACTGCTGCTGATGCTGCACAAGATGGTGATGCCGAGCAAGCTCCTGCACAACCCGAAGAGATAAAGGAGAAGAAGAAGAGACAATACAAGAAGAAACTACCTGCTGCTGATGCTGCACAAGAAGACGGGGGGGACGCCGAGCAAACCGAAACTACTGCACAACCCGAAGAGATAAAGGAGAAGAAGAAGAGACAATCAAAGAAGAAACTACCTGTACAAGATGGGGAAGAACAACTTGTACAAGATTCTGATGCTGAGCAGGTTCCTGCGCAACACGAGGAGATAAAGGAGAAGAAGAAGAGGCAATACAAGAAGAAGCAACCTGTGCAAGATGGGCAAGAACAACCTGTGCAAGATGGGCAAGAACAACCTGCACAAGATGGACAAGAACAACCTGTGCAAGATGGGCAAGAACAACCTGTGCAAGATGGGCAAGAACAACCTGTACAAGATACTGATCCCGAGGAGAAGAAGGAGAAGAAGAAGAGACAATCAAAGAAGAAACAAGAGGGAGAAGAACAACCTGTGCAAGATGCTGATGCTGCACAACCTGAGGAAATAAAGGAGAAGAAGGAGAAGAAGAAGAGACAATCAAAGAAGAAACAAGAGGGAGAAGAACAACCTGTGCAAGATGCTGATGCTGCGCAACCCGAGGAGATAAAGGAGAAGAAGAAGAGACAATCAAAGAAGAAACAAGATGGGCAAGAACAACCTGTGCAAGATAATGGAGGTGAAGAGAACATAAAGGAGTCCGACAAGAAAAAAAGAAACAACATTGACGACAACAACATTGACGTAGTTGTTCCTAATAAAGAATTCGCTATGCTTAACGATAACTCTCTTCAAGAAGAACCTTTCGAAAACGAGGACATTTCTGAGTCCGTCACTCTCACCGAAATATTCATCGATGACGTTTTGTTCTACCAAGACGAACACGGCAACCGCTTCGACTCTTCACTTAATCCTGTTTAAGACTAACTGATTTTATCATTTTACTCCCTTTTAAACCAGATTTAAATAATTCCATTATTTGCATACGATTATCTTCTTTCCCTTTATAAAAATATATAGCATCATCGCCCACCTCTTTTAACTCATATTCCATTGTTAACATTATTGATTTATTCACTTTTTCTTGCAAAAGGAATTGTGTTAGTTGCTGTTCCATCTTCTCGTATTTTCCTTTTGGTTCAGCATCATCACTTTTTCTTATTGGTATTTTAACCACCCAATACTCTAATACCGTTGGTTTCGGTTCTTCCACTGGTTTCGGCACATCAGTTGGTTTTGCTTCTTCCTCCACCGGGTTCGGCACATCATTAGGTTTTTCGTCATTTGCCAGTTTAGTGGGTTCCATTGAAAACAATGAATTATTACTGCTCGATGGTTTATCCGCTTCTGGTTTTTCTTTTGGTCTTAAATACGTTTTAATTGCATTAACTGCATCATTATTGTATTGAAAAAGTCTATCAAAGTATCCCTTTTGTTCTAAATCCGTTTTCGGTTCTGTTGCATTTTTTGAGTTTGCTGCTGTTTTTTTAGGAAAAAAAGAAAATTTATTCATATTCAAATTGATATTCTTATTCCCCTGCAACAAAAACACAAAGTGTCTAAATGGGATTGTCAAATTTTTCGCATTTTTATAGTATCCACCTTTCATAGAATGTTCTGTGGACCCGATTTCAATACTCACTTCCACATCAGGATATCCAATCATCTCAAAATACTTCTTATTAAAGAACAATTCTTCTTCTGGAGACTCACGTTTCTTTCTAAAAACGTATTTCCCATCCTCTACACTATCGATTATTTGACTCATTATATATTAGAATGTTTACTTTTCATCAGTAAATAAACAAAGAGTGCAGTACCGAACCATCCTCGATTCATCCGGGTTAATATCAATTAAATCGTCAACAAATACATGGTCACAGCAATATTGCACCACAGAATCAATATCATTATTCAATTTCGTCTCCAATACAAGAATCTCGCTTTCTATAATAGCAATGTCCATTTCGCTCTCATTCTTCTCTATCAACAGTTGCTTTTCCTCTTCCAATGCAACAATCATATCCTCCATTTTTTGTATAATGCATGATGCGTCTTCCATTTCCATTTAATAATAAGTAGTAAACATAATATAAACAATATAATATGTTTATGTCATTTCCGAATTATCATTTCAGTGCACTGGTACAATTCCGGAGAGAGGATGTAACGAAGTAGAGAATGTAGGAATTGGATGATTCTCTAAGGCACGAGTAAGAGAAACGACCTTAGGGTGTTTCGTAGGTAGAATGGTTATTATGAGCGTCTTCGTGTTTTGCGTCGTTTACCACCTGTCACATCTTTTGCGTTCATATCAGAACTCCGTATAAAAACAATTCGTTTAATGTCGTTTAATGGAATATTATATCCTTTGTCAAGTAATGATATACTGTCATTTAATGTTTTACCATCCCAATGCCCATAATGTTTTTTATCATTAATGTCAGTAATGCGTATATTATACAAAGTTGGTGAGTTATCAGGTTCATAAGATTTGGAATTACTAATAGTTCTATTAAGTGGTGTCAAACGACGTGGTGTAAAACGACGTTGTGGAGGATCCCGATCCATTTTATATATACTATTAGTTATAAATAAAATCTATTTATTCGTTACTCACTAGTAAATTCGGTTGTGATAATTCAGGAGAGAGGATGTAATGTAGGTATAATGGATTATACACCCCTATCTAATTGTTCTAATATCTGAATAGGGAATTCGGGAAATAATGCGTGAGATTCCCAAAAATACCGGCAAAACATCCATTGAAACTGCAACTCCGCAACATCAACGTAGTATTTCATATAATCTTTTTCTCGTAAGATTCGCCGTTGTGAATCGGAAAGCAAGTGATGATTCCAAGGTGGTATAACATATGCCAACTGTGTAGAAGATTGAAAAGGCATATTAATTCCCTTTGTTTCGTCAATGTATTTCGTCTCGAAATTGGGTATCCTCTCCACTAAATCCGCAAATAATGGCGGATAATGGTAATTATATTTCCATCTCCAGTGTGGACATCCTTCTGTATAATACTTAAATGTCCATTCTAATCCTTCCAGATAATTATTGCAGAGTGTATCGACGAACCCTTTATCCAACCGTATTTGCTTCTTATCTAAATGAAACGCGACTTTATAGTATCTTTCTTGCCAACCCGGTTCGCAAGGGCATATATAATGTTCTTCTGCCCGATAAATCGTAGGAATATTATCAAACGCAATTTCGCGGTCTTCTTCCGTAGCAGTAGGATAAACACGTTTCTCCAATTTCGACCTAGACTCATATTCATTCTGTATCATTCGCGGTTCTTCTTTCGCCAATTCCTGCAAAAACAGTTTCACCCATTTCCATTGAATATTCCCGGTTTCCAGACTAATAAACCGCCGGTCATTCTGTTTCGAATTCTGCTTACGACCTCCTCCCTCTTCTGGTCGGGCATTCTTCACAATAAATTTGCGATACGTTTCCAGTAAAGTAAAATTGCCGTGTGTGCGTATATTCAACGCAGGAAAATGCGGAAGAAAATCATTACCCAGCAAAAAACACGCAAATATGTAATCATAAATACGTCCTCTCGAATCGGGCAGTTCCGGCGACACATCCATTTCACTTAAAATTGCACAAGAAAGACCACGATTATCCAAATACAGCAATTCATCCCGTTCGAATTCTCTGTCCAATAATATTTTGCCAAATTCTGGCGATTCACGGAAAATGAATATGTTTTTGCAGGCGAAACAGTGGAATAGAGAAAGCATAATCAAATCCGCGTCTAGACCATACACTGCAATTGTCTCTGTTATGAGTGCATGGTCTCGCATATACTGAAACATCTTATGTTCGCCTTCCCCCGGTTCATCGGACCCAGACACAACAACAGTTTTAACACCGAAGAATCTGCCAGTAAACGCTCTTTTAACTCGAACAGATAACATACTCATAAATTGAGTACCCGGTGTAATTGCAGTAGTATTAAAAACACCCGGTTTCTGTACACTCCGATTTTTATATCTTCTCGTCCTTTGTTGCTCCATTTTAGCGAATGGAGCTACACCGTCAAACGCAATATACAATACATTCGTTGGCGCAATTGTGTTCACATACACTTCTATTTTAGCAATAACTTCCGAAATAATAGCGTCCTCTATACTAACACCGTTTGCTAACGGTTCCGGGTCATATTCGTTCTTCCTAACGCAATCATAGATAATGGAATTACAATCCATATATAAACTCGAAAACTTCTCCTTTAAATGCCGACGTTTACGTATAATATTAGAGTGATTCTTAATAATATACGAAAAATAACTAGGTATACCCATTTTATTATTTTACAAAAATGTGAATAAATGATTATAAATGAATATACTATTATGATAAATTATCTTTATATAATTATGTGACTTATATATACAGATAGTCCATTTTTGATTTTTGTATTTTAGACATATAAAGAATGAGTGCATTTAAGAAAAAAATAGATGTGGTATCACACGCTACGAAGTTGGCATCGGATGTAAATCCGTCTGCTTTACAGGAAATAGCAAAACTGATTAAATCAAAAATGCTAAAAATACACGGAATTATACAGCGAATATTGCAGACACTCAATTCATATCGCGGATTAAACATAATTAGTAATAGTGACTTAATCGTCTGCACATCTACATTGATTGAATGTTATGATAAATCCAGTTCTATAATGTCGCAATTAGAAGCAGTTGGCAGTCATACGGTAGAAAAAATAAACGTTTTTATAGACCAATTGCAGCAAATCGTAGATAAATTGTCGATTATTATGTGTGGTTATGGTGCGTCTTCAATCGAAGATATTTTTTTCATCAGTTTTGGTTCGGATGTAGAATTGGGGGTTTCTACTGCGGACACGGATGTATGGAAGAAGAAGCGCGATTTAATAATGAAATATGTGCGTCCAATTGGATATAAGACGTTTCATTGGAAACAGAGTAAAACGAAACCGAAAAATACGTCGGATACAAATGCGTCTTCTCCTATATGCATAAATAAAATAGTAGAAGATGCGATTCAAATAGAGTTATCTAATCAGTATGAGTGTTTCGATATTGATTTTACTGGAAAATCAAATTACGTGAAAATATACGGAATCCGCGTAGTCGTGCATAATGAAAAGACGCAGAAGACGCTCATTATACAGGGATTGGTAGATGATATACCGGTTGAATGCGTTGATAGTCCATATATCCATGCAAGGAAGAAAGAGGTACTTGATCTGGTTAAAACACTGGATTTATATAAAGAACCGCAAAAACCGGAGTTGGTAAGCAGGTTATTAGATACAATGACAATAAAAGACGCATTGATATATGGCAGTGGCGATTTCTGCAAAAAAATATTCACTATATTGACGGATGTGAATTACGTGAAAGTGAGCAAATTGACTGCTACTATACGCCGATTTTTAGACATGGATATGTATGGTCAGAGGTCGATGATAATGAATATGCTTATTTATAATCAAGAGGACGAGGTACAGTATATCACATATTTGCTGTATGATTTAATATCTGCTAAAAACGCGTGTGGAGGGTCAGTCGATTCATATGAACAGCAAATGATATACGATAGTTTCCCATGGAAGATTAAACTCTATTTTAAAGAGACGATGAAGCATACTATAAAATACACCAAAGACATGATGACAAAATACGACGTGAACCGCGTTTCATTAGAACAGCAGATTTACGTTATGAAAGTACCCGAAAACGTGAGAGAAAAAGCGATGGCAAAACTGAAGGAAATCAAAGGTAAATCCGACGATTCTGGCGCGAAAGCAAAACAGTATTTGGAAGGATTAATCAAAATACCATTCGGCGTGTATCGAGAGGAACCGATTATAAAGAAGACGAAGAAACTGAACGCGATTTTCATGAACGGCATTCATTTTATTGCGGAAAATGCCAGGTCCGAGTTCATAGCAAAATATATGGACGGGAGATTGAAGCCGCACTATTCTGCTCTTGAGATAGTGCAATTATCGGAAGGTTGCGAACAATGGATAAAGACAAAAGTGATAGATATTTTATCGGCGAATTTGTCTTCTTATTCGGCAAAACAGATTAGTCAATTATGGAGTTTATATTGCAGCGAATCCAAAGATAACCAGATAGGGGAGAAGAAGTCTTTGAAACACGAGAAAGTAAGTATATTGCGATTGAACCTGGACCGATGTTCAGAAGATACTTTACAGAAAATGGCAGATGCGGTATTCAATATAGGAGACGTATGCTACCAGAAGACAATCCAAGAAATGAAGAAATCGAAGATGATCGCGTCGGAGTTTAAACACGATTTGAATAATATAGTAAGTGTATTAGACGACTCGATTTACGGGCACGAATCAGCGAAAAACCAAATATTAAAGATAATCGGACAATGGATGAATGGCGAACAAACCGGGTACTGCTTCGGGTTTGAAGGTTCGCCAGGCGTGGGAAAAACATCGTTGGCGAAACGCGGATTAGCAAATTGTCTAAAAGATGCAGATGGAAATTCACGTCCATTCTCTTTTATTGCGTTGGGCGGGTCTTGCAATGGATCTACTTTAGAAGGACACTCCTATACGTATGTGAATTCGACCTGGGGTAGAATTGCAGATATATTGATGGATTCGAAGTGTATGAATCCAATCATATATATCGACGAGCTGGACAAAGTAAGCAAGACTGAACACGGCAAAGAGATAATAGGAATACTTATGCATTTGATAGACACTACCCAAAACAGCGGGTTCCAAGACAAATATTTCAGTGGAATAGATATTGACCTCTCAAAAGCACTTTTCATATTTTCCTACAATGATGCATCGCAGATTGATTCGATTCTATTGGACAGAATACACCGCATTAAATTCGACAATTTATCTGTCGAAGAAAAGTTGGTTATAGCAAAAAAATATATATTGCCGGAGATAAATAAGAAGATGGGGTTAGAGGACTGCATTCGAATAAAAGACGAGGTGATAGAACATATAATCGAAACATATACACTCGAATCCGGCGTTCGGAAATTAAAAGAGGTGATTTTCGATTTATACGGCGAAATAAACATCGAACTCTTGCGGTGCGATAATGTCGATTCAACTTTACTCCCAATTGAAATCACCGTCGACTTACTAGAAACAAAATACTTGTCAAAATACGAGAAAATACGCGAAAAAACAGTTCACGATTCGGCGCAAATCGGCGTTATAAATGGTCTATGGGCGAATTCACTGGGGAGAGGTGGAATTATACCAATACAAGCGGTCGGTTTCCCGTCATCCTCTTACCTCGATTTAAAATTAACGGGAATGCAGGGTGATGTGATGAAAGAGAGTATGAATGTGGCGAAAAGTTTAGCGTGGAGTCTTCTGACTGAAACCGAACGACAAATATGCACAGACCGATTCGAGAAGACGCAGGAAAAAGGAATACATATTCATTGTCCGGATGGTGCTACACCGAAGGACGGACCATCCGCTGGTGCAGCAATTACTGCGGTCATTTATAGTTTGCTCAGCGGAAGACGCATACGAAATGATGTTGCGATGACAGGCGAAATCAATTTAAAAGGGGATATAACAGAGATTGGTGGATTAGAGCAGAAGATATTGGGTGGAATAAGAGCAGGAGTGAAAACGTTTCTTTATCCGAAACAGAACACTCGCGATTTTGAGAAGTTTATGGAGAAATACGCGGAGAATAAATCGATTCAAGGAATCCAGTTTATAGCAGTTTCTGAAATAGTAGAGACATTTCCATATTTGTATGTAGACAATACTGGGTTTATTATGCCTACAAAACGCCTACAGCGTTTCTCCGGCACTTCGCATTCATAATCCAATTCCTACGTTCGTTCCTCTCTCCGGAATTGTCCCAAACGACCGTAGATTGTGAATAATATATTGTATTTGTATAAGATATTATTGAGTTCGAAGATGATTAACGTATTGAATGTGAAATCGATTATGTACATCGGATTCAGATTGGCGCCGTTTATATTGATAAGTTTTTTTGCATTGTCTGCAATGTTCAACTCGGATGTGAAAGGCATTATATTCTTAGCAATGTTACTTCTTAACTGTTTTATAACAATATCGATTGGGGTGGCATTACCAGATGATAATATTACAAAAACAAACCCCAATATGATTTGCAATAGTTTAACATTGACGAGAGGTGAACCATTGTCGAAATTACCTCTCAACGTAAACGTGATTACATTTACACTTGCATATTTAGCATACATAATCGGTGTAAACAACGCAATTGAAAATAATATACCAGTCGTAATTGTTTTGCCGATTTTCATATTATATCAAATATATTGGTCTTGGAAAAATGCATGCAACTCATTACTATACTCAATTATTTCTATGATTCTTGGTGGTGGATTAGGTGCGTTGTTTTCGTATGCAATTGATAAAACTGGAATCGTCCAATTACAATATTTTAACGGCATTACAAAACAAGACGTATGTGTTCGTGCTACAAATGCAAAATACAGATGTTCCACAAAACCCACGGTTTAATGTCTCGTCCCTCTCTCCGGAATTGTCCCACACTACAAATCAAAACAAGCGATATTTTTATTGAACCACGCTTTTAATTGCAATACAACCCGCGAACGGTGCAAATTGTCCGCAATTAATCGCATATTGCCTGTGCGGTCTTCAAAATATGGCATAAAATTGTGTATTATATTAACCGTATTTGCAGCATTATACTTTGTATTTAAATCCTCAATACGAAATTCGGGGTATTTTTTTCGGCGATTCACTTCATTGTGAAAGTTGTAAAGCATTAATTGTAAATCCCTCTTAGTGGTGATTGTATTAAAATTAATGCTATTTAAATATTGAGTTGCGTGTTTAGCGCAATCCGGACAAGGCAAATTAGTACAAATAGTGTAAATGATGTTTAGTAATTCTGCCCGAATATCTGCAAAATATTCCGGTTTCACTTTTTCTGCTAGTGTATGGAATAGGAACCAAGTGGGTTCGCCCCATTTCATCGGTTTCTTTTTGGGTGTAGTTGATTCTTCTACTGGGGGTTCGACTGTTTCTGATTTCTTTAGGTCGTTTTGTGCTTTATGCATTGCAAAACTTCTATATCTATGGGAAAATGTAGATACAGGCGATTCAACATATTGAACAACTGGGTCCGTTTTTTTCGCGAATCTTTTGTTTGTTGTAAATATCATCACTTATACAATATTATTATTTTTTGTATCTCGTATAGAAGACGAGAATGGGACAATTCCGGAGAGAGAGGATGGAACGAAGTAGAGAACATAGGAATTAGATGATGAATGCGAAGTGCTGGAGAAACGCCGTAGGCGTTTTGTAGGTATAATATATAATACACAAAACATATAAAATCATTTATGATTATATATGATAAATGACGGACATATCGAATAAACAAGGAACATTGGAAACACTAGAACAATTAAAACAAACTGTCAGAGAATGGGTCCGATTAGACAATGAAATGCGTACGCTAAACAAAGAAATCACAGCTCGTCGAAATGAAAAAAAGACAATATCGAAACGTCTCATCGAAGTAATGCGCGACAATAAATTAGATATTTTTGATTTGAAAGACGGACAATTGATGTATGTAAGGAAGAACAAAAAGAAACCAATTACACAGAAACAATTACTTACCTTACTGTCATCCTATTATAAAGAAGATGTGTCTAAAGCAGAGGAAATGCACAATTATTTGATGGAGAACAGGGAAGAAGTTGTGGAAGAGACGATTCAACGCAAAATCGTAAATAGTTAACGTCTATTATGCCTACTAAACCAACCCAAAATCGGGTATAGTGTATTTATCTCCGGTCTTCTCCCATTTTGCGATGATGCTCGGATTCATTCTCGATTGTAGAATATCGTCGGTTTTGTAAACGTTTCTAAATTTGTCTATATAATAGACAATCCCGCCTATTTCTTCGGCGAATACTTCGAGAGTGATTGAGTCGTTTGAACCGGAACCATCAGAATCCGCGCTTGTTGCGATTCCGTGGGGCGTACCTTTATAATGAGTGCCGCAAAATTCACAATCTTCTCTGCGTTTTCGTGTACACTGTTCACCGTTTGCACGTTTTGCATTGCATCGATTTTCCACTGGGACGGAATTCTTGACACGTCGTCGTTTCATAAAATCTTCTTTTTCGAATGAGAGACGTTTGTATTCATATACGAACTCCAGTAAATCATTTATGTGCTCAGAATCATTTATGCCTAGTTCAACGATTTTATCTCGAATATCGTCTTTGAATTTAGAAACGTATTGTCTGGTTTGTTCGTTGATTCGTTTTTCCATTTTGATGTTAAAATCGTTTATTATATTGCTTTGAATTGGGATTGGATGTATATATAAACAAAAAATGTTTATTTCAATTTTTGTTTATATTTAAGAATGCAATATAAAGACCGAATAGTTTATTTTTACTGTTAGATTCAATCTGTCCATTCAGCAGGACGTTTTTTCGTACCTCCGTCATAACTCACCGCGTGTCCTTTTTCTATCATCCATTGACTCATATCTACGCCGCTCTCGTTCTGCACATTCGCAAGAATTCTGCCGTATTTATCGTAAGATACATTTGTAAGTGTGACTACTTTACCTAATATCATACTGCTCAAATCATCGCGTGCTAAAATAGCAAGAGACTTCTCTGTCGGGTTTTTCGTTTTCAATTCTGGCGTATCGATTCCATGTAACCTTACGCTAAATTGGTACAGATTATACGTTTCTTTTCCTTCAATCTCCATTCTCGCACCAATTGTAATCGTATCACCGTCGTACACCTTTACGACTCTACCCTTTTTGATTACAGGGACGAATTTAGTCAGATTCGCACTTTCTATGTTTATGTCTTCGATTGGTTCCATACAAGTATTCGGATTCTTACGGGCAATGCTATTGTAACCACAAGATAAGTATTTAAGTATGTTCATTTTTGATTTAATGCAGATATATTATATGATGAATTGTTCTACATTGCGATATTTATAATTCCAATCAATTTTTGATACAATACCTACGGTCGTTCCTTTCCGGAATTGGGGACATTAGAATTTCGTAGAAAGAGATTTAAATATAAAGGACAATTCAGCACAAGACTGTTTCAAATCATTCTTAAACCAATTCTGGTCGGAACTTTTATCGATATAACCAACCCGGATAATCGCATGGTCATCGTGTGGATGCATCTTCTTGAATCCGCAGAAATTCATTGTCGGACTACCGCCTTTCGCAACAAACCCTTTCTCGTAGAGTGCCAATTCCAATGCTTTGCCTATCGTGTAATCGCCGTGGTCTAATATGAAATCAAACGCATTCTCGAGTGTTGTTTCGCTTTTTAAAATAACTGCATTATCTGACTCTATGCTCTCCGCTAATGCATCAAATTGATACTTCAATATAGCACACGCCATCTTGCACAGTTCTCTCGGTTCATAGATGCCAACAGACTCGATATTGAAATCGAAACTGTCTTTCTCATAGTACCGCTGTCTATCCAGTATTTGGAAATTCTTCTTTTCGAACGCGAGTTCATCTGCATCCACAGTCTCATTTCGTTTTGCGGCGTCATCTCGAATACGAAGTTCCGCGGTTTCCCACGCTTTATTCGCCGCATCCACATCAATCGTATTTCCATATACGGAACAACACACTGCAGTAAACGCACTATTTTCCGCCGCATTCGATATAGCAAATTCACACGATAATTTCAAATGTTCGCCAGGAATTGTATCGCTAATTCTAGGACGTAGTCTAGCAAATATAATATGCGAATTCGTCAATTTATCTCTCGGAAAGAGTCGCTCCATTTCGGCGGATGTTAATTGACGCCCGTTCGTTTTATTCTTTACGCGAAAATCCGCGGTGGTAACATACATTGTCTGCTCACCTTCATTTTGAACATCCAATTCCATAACATATTTATCGAATATATTGTGGTCGGGGTTTTCTTGCAACCAATCGTTCACACTCACCTTGGAATGGATTGGAATGCATTGCAGACGATGTTTCAGGATTTCATTATGGAGTCGTCCAGTATTTATATCAATAATGCATTTATTGATATTAAACACATATACCGGGATATCGTCTTGTATAGTGCGCCGAATTGCATTCGCTAAACTGACGTTGATACCCGCCAAAGTGAATCGAATAGTTACATCCGTTTCTTCGATTGGCGTCAACGCCATATTTGAAACAATATTATTCGCCCAATCCATCGTCTTTGTAAGACTCGATTCCGGCGTGGACTTTTCAGATTCTGTGTTATAAGACATTGTAACGTTTCGGTATAGTAATGATAAGAAGTATAATAATAAATGCTAAATTGTTTATATTGTTAGTGACAATATAATGCAAAAGCAATCAATTTTTTGCACGAAGTAATACCCACGGTTCGCTACGGAAATTCGGAACATACCGATTGCTATTTTTGATTGTCCGAGACGGAACGTATTTTCTTCCGCAAGACGACCCCCATCTCCCTAAAAACGTCATTTTCTTTGCCATATCTGTGGTCACCACTTTGCCGTCGAATGCGCCGAACGGATATTTCGCAGGACGTTTTGACTTTTCTGTTTCTAATTCAATATGTTTGCAAATACTTCTTGACCCCATTCGTGTCTTCTCGTGATATACGTCATAATGGTCCGATATGATACGTTTTGCGGATTTTGCGTCCAATTGTCCCCAATATGTCTTGTTCAATAACCATTCTAACCGATTTGACCTAGCAATATCACTACGAGATAAATCCGGTTGGTCTTTGCCAATCTTCGTTTGTGTTTCTCTTATAACCCGGTCTTGTGCGTAATTCGAACCGTAGAAAACACCGCTGTTTGTTCGTCTCGGTTCAGCAACTGTTTTCGCCACTTCGAGAAGCATAATTTCATTTGTGTTCGTATCACCCAGCAACCATCCACACGGATAATCACCGGCGTTATCCTCTCGCATTATACGAACGCAATCATCTAATGTGTTTGCATATTGCATACATTCTCTTATTCTGCAAAAATACGGTTTTCCGAATTTTGGTATGTAATTTATTGACCCGATGGTGGTTTCACATCCAATAATGCCGGAATCACATACGAACCAATCAACACTACTGCATAATAATCCTGGACCGGTTTGCATTATGAATGCATTGCCTTTATCCGGTTTTACGTACTGAATGATATTTGATAGAGGGGCAAGCATAAATTTGCTGTGGGTATTATGCGCCATTACGATTTTGCCGTCTTTTGTTGCGTCCCCGGTTGCAATGAACGCGGAACATCTTTCGGAATGATGGTTTGACGATTTTTTATGGTAATACGATAGATTATGTATACTGAGGTACATATTCCACGAAAATAGAAAATCTACATTTACAATAACACCTTTTGATAAAGCGCCTTCTACCATACCTTCTAGTTCTTCTCGCCATTCAACGCACTTATCAAACGGTTTTCTCGCCAAATCGTTGCATATTTGAATATATTCTTCTAAAGATATATGGTTTTCATTTTCAAGTTCATACCGAAATATATCAAGTAATTTTTCGAAATCATCGGAAAGTAGTTGTCCATGTGTAAATCCTCTCTGATATGCATTGCCAGACACTTCAATTATTTTCCAACCGTTTTTACTTTGAACCGGTCGTGTTTTTCGTGTTCGCATTCGCGTGTGTATATTATTTGCTGTGACAATTGTAGTATCCACTGAAAAGCAGAGCGACCGAAAAGCAGAGCGACCAAACGCGACTTCTCTTATTTGGATCACATTCTACTTACGAAACACCCTACGGTCGTTTCTCCGACACTTCTTATTTATCATCCAATTCCTACACTCCTGACTTCGTTACATCCTCTCTCCGGAATTGTAGTATCCACGAAGAGACGACTATAAGAAGTCTCGTAGTTGGATTGTAGTATCCACGAAGAGACGACTATAAGAAGTCTCGTAGTTGGATTGTCCCAGACATTAATTAAAAAGACTCGGCAATACAAATAGTTTTCCAAAATCATACTGGTTTGAAACAAACATTGCCATAAATATAAGCATTATGACGATCGGTATCAATACAAGAACCCACGAAATCGGTTCTAGTCCATTTTTGCAAAGCAGATTAAGAATCCATGTCCAAACCAATATGTATAGCAATTTTACTACAAATAAAGAATGCACGTTTGTGCTAGGACACGTTTGCGTTCCGACACAATACCTATGACCTATTCCATAATTCTGTAAAGCAACCACAACAATAATAGTCAATGAAATCAAAAGATAATAATAAGCAGGGTCACATAGGTTATATAATCCAGCGGGAACCATTGTATCGCAAAATATATATAAGCGTTTATATATTTTGGGACAATTCCGGAGAGAGGATGTAACGTAGGAGTAGGAATAATGTAGTATCCACCGTTAACAACCAAAGTCGACTAACCGAGAGGTGCGCTACGATAGTTTGTGGAATTGTATGCTGACCCAGTATTACTAAATCCACTAATAACACCCGCAACACCCGAAGTCTCGTTAATAGCAGGAACAGGCATTATTCCCATTCCATTCGTAGCAGTATTTAATCCATTTGATATCCCTGTAGTAACTGCATCTCCACCTCCAATAATTCGAGTCATTCTCTTCTTATATTTCTTGGCGGAGCGTGATTTTTTGCTTCTCTTTCCACCAGAAGACACTCCCGTTAAAAATGGACCGGTATTTGATGAGCTCACTACAGAATAACCCGGGTCATTTGCAAAGTTATTGTATGGTAAATACGATTGAGGGGACGCGGCAATATCACTATTCGAAAAAGTTGCTGGTGAAACTGAACTACTGCCACCTCTCAATATATTCAAACGTTTAGGTGCGACATTTGAACGAATAAACCGATAAAAACTTACATTTCTCTTGCACGATTTATTCATTTTATTTTTTCTGGTACCTTTACCTTTTCGCGATTTTTTCCCGCCAACCATTTTTGCACGACACGTCATAATACTATACAATATTCAAAGACTTTCTATATACACTCTAAAAATAGTCCCAAATCATATCACTGTTGCTAGACATTATTCTATATCTACGTGCGTTAATAAATGCTTTCGACAGCAAGGGCGCGTTAACCCCAGTTTATCAAATACTACACCTTCGTGCGTCTTACGCGCATTATTTGCATTGAAATATACAACACGATCATTGATATCTTTTCCATGTTCGCCATTTTCCATTCTTAACCTCCTAACTTCTTCTTGGAAGAATTCCCATTTGTCTCCAATAACCTTGCCGCAAGTAAAGCATCTAACTGGAATAATCATTCTTAATGCAAAATCAATATATAATATCTATTCAGTTGTTTATTTGATTTATAAACAAACCTAACATATCATTCAATTTTTGCATTATTATTCCTACAAGGATAATCGTCCAATTCTTCCGTTACATCCTCTCTCTCCGGAATCGTCCCACTCGAGAAGAGAGAGTGTACCTCATAGTTGGATTACAAATAAGCAGATAATATATGTAAAATATGTTATTCAAAGGTCCGTTCAGTATATTGATATTAATTGCTCTTTTGGTATTAATAACCGCTTCTTCGTTACTATTCGGAGTATGGACTTGTAAAAAAAGCAAAGAAGGATTCGATATGGTTCCTATTGCAACTGACCCACAGACGAAAAAACTCGTAAACGGTTACTACCAAGTAGATGACGCGAATATGGCAGTACTACCATATGGGTTTGTTATAGACCAAAACGACCCCAAGAAAATACTACCAAGAACGAAAGTTGCAAATAGTATGTTAAAGTTGAAGTACATACCAGAGATTCCACCAAGAGGTGAGAAATTGCCAGAAACATTGTATTTTGCAAACGACCCATATTTAGCGGATTCTTCTTTAGCAGTTTTGCCGCCGAATATGAGTCCAAATGTAAAAAATGTAGAATTTAGCGAAAATCCCCCTAAACTTCTCATCTACTACGATAAAGGGTATGTATCCGAAACGCAGTACTATAAAAATAAATATAAACCAACCACCCGCCCAACCGTTTTACCAGAAGGCGTCTATTATACCGACTCAACACGAGAATTCGTATCTTTTTTGCGGTATGGTCAAGTTGCAGACGTATCCAATGGATATGGATTTAAAATGGACCCAAAATTAGAATTTCAATATGTTGATTACCGCGACGTTGGGAATAATTATGATGTGGAATTCCATTCCAATGTAGATGAAATACGCGAAAAAAGTAAAGGAGATGTAAACGGCAAAGTAACTGTAAGAGATCAGAATGGCAATATGGTTGTATTGCCTCGTGTAGAAACGCAGGAGTCTACCACTTTTTACCAACCCGGAGAATTTCCATTCGGAGCGTCAAATTATATACCGAATTACGAAGATAGTGTATATTTAAGCAGTATTGGGTACCGCTCTATGTTAGGAAACGTCAAATCAAAATCATGCAATGGAATATGTCAAGCGTACAACGAATTCAAATCGAAAATGAACCTACAATGTGGTTAACGTCTGGAGGTTTACTCCTTTATGTCTCGCACATCTAATTATATTTGCTTTACGCATCAAATATAATTACCAGAATTCGCCTTCCCTATAATTTTTGCGGTGCGATTCACGATGAAACTCGCCTTGTCCGTAATGGTCATATGTGCCTTTACCATCTTCTACCGCCAGCATAGGATAACGCAACGCGCGTTTCTCAGTGTATTTACTCAGTGTCCAATCTGGATTACAGCAAACCATATTCGTATTTTTATACGATTTTGCCGCGTAGTCAGGTCCATATACTTCGATCAGCGTTTTTGCATAAGACCGCGATATCATAAAAAGATGTATACCCCATTGGTCTTGCGGATAACGGTGGTATCTATATGTGGCAGGTGCACCATCATATACGAGAGGATAACCAGTATTCCACCATTCAATCGTGTTTGTCGTCATATATCCGAGAAGCAATATATCTAACTGCATTGCATTGAATTCCCCCATTATGATTGGTAATTCTTTCCCTAAATTTTTATGAATATGAACATCGTCCTCGCAAAACAACCCATATGGTTTGCCAGTTTCGTAAAATTTAGCGATATTGTCCAGATGCCCGTAGAAAACCGACGCCAATCGTTTCGCGGCAATATCATCCCCGCCAAACTCGAGACGCGGGTCATTCATTTGCACTCCAGTATGAACATTCAAGCGCAATCCGATTTTCGAGAACCGGTCAGTCATTGTAGCTGCGCGTTCTGGACTATTGTATGCAACTGTATAAACTTCACAAAGGTCTTGTATATCCATTATACATTCCTTTCGGATACAAATCTAGTAGATTTACACTTACTCCTTCTCTACAACAGAAATAATATATCCTTTCGTTGTCTTTTTTCGAATCACTTTTTGTGTATTTTCGGTGTTGTGCATTTTACGGTGGCATTTTTCACATAGTCCCATTAAATTGGCAGAATGATTTTTATGGATAGACCCAATGCGTCCATTTTCATCTGCGAATTTCTGTTCTTGTAAATGATGCATTTCTTCTGCAATATCTTCTCGACACATTTCGCAAACACCCCGTATCTTTGAAGAATTGTATCGCGTCGATTGAGAGGACAGAGACCCTTTCATTTCCGGGAAATACTTATTTCGCAGTTGATATGCACGTTCAATGAATTCGTCGGGTAAATGCAGTGATTTCGCCACTTCGAGACCATATAACCGATTACCGGGACCTTCTCTCAATACGCGGTCATATATAAGACAATCGGATTCGCGATCATAATGAACCGCCATATGTCGCACAACGATTTTTGTCAGCTCGCGGATCTCATCGAACTTCAGTATTTCGTGGAAATGTGTAGCAAAAAGAAACGTCGCGCGTTTCTTATGCAATTCGGTTAATCCAGAAACGAAAATACTGAGAGCGGACTCGGTTTCTGTTCCAGAACACAACTCATCGCCTAATACTAGACTATATTCATCTGCCATATTTAGGATGACGCGGAGTTCGCTCATTTCAACCGCAAACATCGAGAGGTTCTTGAATAGATTATCGTTGCCTAAAATGCGCGTAAAAATCGCCCTATACGGGCGATAGGTGAACGCAGAACACGGCACATACATACCAGACTGTGCCATTATAACCGCAACACCCAATGCACGTATAAGCGACGTTTTACCCACCGCGTTCGTACCATAAAGAAGCATTCCGATTTCCGATTCGTTTTTCGATAAACAAATATCGTTTGTGACATACAATTCTTGCCGTTGAATATGTTCAATCAATACATGGCGTATTTCTTTTGCGTCTACATATGAAGGACCGGGAGAAGACGATTCATCTATCACTGGACGACAATACCCATATTCCTTTGCCACATACGCTTTCGACTGCAATACGTCTATTTTTGCGACAAATCCAGACAATCGTTCAATAGTAGATAAACAATTATTTTCCAACCTCTCCAGAAATGCCGCGTACGCTTTCGAAATAGTAGAATTGATAGTGTCGCGTATGGTCACCTTCTCGCGAATGATATTGTCCAGTAGATTAAACGATATTGTATCATTTGCCATACCAGCAGATACCATTTGGATATCAGAAATCAAAACCGGAATGTTTGAGTTGCCTAAAGAGAAGACGATTTTTGCATTGGGGTCTTTCTTTACCAATTCGGCAAAATATTTTTTCAATGTTGCACTCCGTTTCTTCGTCAACTGCAGAAACGATCCAGTCTTCTCTGTATCGTGTATTTTTATGTAATCCGTCTGTTTAGAGGATGCATCAATACGCGTCATCATCGCACTGAATGTTCGGCGTATTTCTTGGAATAATGCGTCATTTTCGTGCATCTTTGCAATCAATGCATCGAGCTCGTCACTCACTCCGCGTCGAACAATATTTTCGTCGAAACTTGTAGTAGAACAGCATCCTTCGCACTTCTCCACAATCAGATTTACCGAAATAAATTCTAGAATCGACTGTATCCAAGAGGCGACCATTTTATTCGGGTCCAGAATCGTTTCCTCCCCTGAAAAATACGCACACAATTCCGGTTTTGTAGAAAGCAGACAAGCGTGCATTCGCTGAATGGCAAGAACGGATTTATAAAGACGCGCAATGGAGTCCGGGTTCAATTTACGCGAAATCAGTTGTCGACTAATCTTCTCTAGATCGCCGACCTCTCGTAGCACCTTGCGAAAGGATTCGACCAATGTATATTTGTCCAACATCTTTGCAATGGCGTCGTATTCCTCATTCAACCATTTTGTATCGAATGTAGGATGCATTATCTGTTGGATAAATCGTCGCCTACCAATCGCAGAACCACACTTATTCAAGAACGCGCAAACCGACCGTAAATTCGAAGAAGACATATCGGCATCTTCTGCCGCAGAAACACCGTCGTCCACTATATTCAATTGACGCAGTGTATGATTTGCCAATACCATATTAGTAGATTGGTTGTCGAACTTGGGTAATGCTATTTTACGGACAAGACTCGGATTTCTCTCTTGGATAAAATGGAGAAGATAGCAATAGGATTGTGTTCCAATAACGTAATTACGGAACTCGTCACAGACATCATATGTATCCTCTCGAAAGAACGTCGATAGAACATGGCGAACATATTTCTGCTTCTTGCAGTTTTCAATTGTATCCGTTACATCACCTTGACGCAATAGGTGAATAGTGCGAGAGGAGACTCCGACAAATTGCAATACACGATTCGAATCCTTATCATCTGCAAATGGTGTAATGAAAATAGTCTCTGATGGAGAGTGTGTGCATACGAATCGTTCCAATGCATCAAACGTAGCAGGCACCATTTCGAATTCCGTCTCATATTCGAATATAGCAGAAGTTCCGGTAAATATGTTGACCACTGCCGCACCGCAAATCATATTCTGTTTCGGTTTTGACAAGAGTTTTGAAGAGTATATGTCCAACCAAATACATAGTACATTGTTTGTGATTTTTATGTCTGTATCTACATCGGACGGTAGGAATGTACCCGGCGAATAAACACCCGTTAATTCGCGGGTTATTCGCCCCTTTTCCAGTTCTTTCTGTGTGTAAAGAACCACCGTGAAATTCGCATCAACTGCATACTGAATATAACGCTCCGCATTGTAATCACGAAACCCCGCCATTACAACCATTTCCTTTCCGTGCATCTGTTTCTTATCGGTGATGGAAAGACCGCCGCAAATAGTACTCACATCTTCGATTCTAGACCGCGTTATCTGGTTCGTTTCCGGGTTTTTTGTTGCATACATCTCGTAGAAGGCACCGACTTGCATAAACAAGATTGTGTTTTTGCCGAACTTTTTTATAAATAAATCCGTCAAACGAAAATATTCCGTCTGCATTGAATTATCCGGAATGATTTTTATTGCAGGGTCATTTATAGACATATTGGTGGGATTGTATTATTGTTATCGTTCATATAACAATAATTCATTACATATCGTTTATGCTTTTTAGTATAATATTATCGTGTATAATGTCCAGAACGATACACGATTGATACCTGAATTGAAAATTGAACGATTTTGTTTATTATATAAACATCAAAAGTATAATGATAAAGAAATAATATTCGGGAATATATGAATTAAATATGGTAGAACATATTAACGATTACGGATTCTTTTGTGATTTAGAAAATTCGAATGTCATGGAGTATGATGAAGTGGAATATTATGTAGTAACAAAACGAACACATTACGAGGTACGTAAAAAATTAACATCGCGTCCGGTTATTCACGGCAATCCGCATTCAAAACTGAACCTCGCATCCACCAAATCGAGTTTGGACGACATCGAAAAAAATACTAGATCATTAACCCCAGAGCAACGCAACGATGGCAGCAAATGCAATATATTATCGTATATGCGACGGTTGCCTCGCGACATTTACTACTCATTTCTTGTCTGTTTTACTACTGCATCTTGCATTTACTTAGTAGTTAGTCAACCCGAATACAAAAAATAATAAGTCTGTGTTTTTTACGTATCAACCTACAATCCATTATGCAAATAATTATATAGCAAATTATCTGGATTGTGGTTCTGTATTTCCCCGCACATCATCATAGAGGATTCATGCATTTTTCTTAAAACGTCGTTTGGACAAGATGAACCGACACGAATAAGTCCTTTCTTAATAAGATACTTGCGTACATCTTCAATTGGTGTTTCGCGTATTTTCTGTTTTTTTTCTAATACTTGTGTTCTGATTGTTTTATTTGGAATCAAAACACCAACTCGTGGATACACTTTCGATTTACCAACTCGGAATGTTCGTAACGTAGTACGTTTTTGCTTCTTACCTGGGTTCACTAAATGTCTCTGTCTTTTTACGCGTTCGATTCGTTGTTTTTCCTCTTTTCGCTTTTCTAGGAATTGCTTTAATTCTGCACGTTGTTGTTCGGGGGTTAAGCGTAGCGGACCTTCGGTTAAGCGTAGCGGACCTTCGGTTAAGCGTAGCGGACCTTCGGTTAAGCGTAGCGGACCTTCGGTTAAGCGTAGCGGACCTTCATGTAAGCTTCGCGAATCGGATGATAAGCGCAGCGGTTGCCCAGATGGCAATTGATTTGAATCGGATATCGAATTTGTTGCAAGACCACGTGACCCAGCATTGAACGACGATGTAGATTCCCCTAAACTTGTAGATGGTGTTGCAGCATAAGACTTCAGTGTGCGATATGTAGGCAATTTACCTCCTTTCAAACACCCATACGTTGGTGTGCCGCCTATTATTTTTGGGTTAGATATGGCAGGTGATACGTCTGGCATCTCACCTAAATCAATATTACCGCCGATTACTTTATCTAGAACAGGCGACTGGAAAAGAGTCGAATTTGGAGTTACAGGATACTGTTTCAATGTCGAATTCGTATTGCGGATTTTTTGCGAATTCTGGTCGGTTAATTTCTGTAGAAATGCCAACGAATCGTCGAATCCACTCTTGAATTCATCGGCATACGTTTTCCCACCAGTTATTTCCACTTTATGTTCCGTCTCTCCATCTTCTTCCAGACCTTTTGTCAAACGTTTATATCTTTCTTCTTGCTGTTTTCTTATATATTGAATAGCGCGGCGTTTTAGCGTTTTCTCGGAATGTGCTGGTTTATCCGCACGAATCTTAATTGGTTTCGCTTCTTTAGGAGCGTTTTTTCGCGTTCGATTCCCTCCTCTCATAGGCAATTTAAGAAAATTCGGGTCTACCACAATTCGTTTTCTAGGTTCGTCAGGCATTTGTTATTTGGAAGTATTATAAAATTGGGGGATTCTTTTTGCTTCTTTTTACCGATATGCAAAAAATTGAAAGATATAAATAGAAACAATTTAAACATATCAAACGTTAAAAGATAACCCTATTACGCAATTTATTCTGAATAAATCCTTAAAATGAACTCATCTTCTTCTGTCAATAAGACATTTCCGATTGTAGAGAAATCGTTTATTCGTATCGGTGAAAAAGTGACATTGAAGATTCCACGTAGAGCACGACCTCTAATTCCAGAAGAGAATGAGACGACGCGAATGATTAAGAATGAAATCGAGTCGCAGGCAGAATTCGTTCGTATGGAAGAAGAGACTCGGTCGAAAATGGTGGAGAGTATATTACGCGAACATAATGCACCCGACTCCAGTGTTCACATTGAAGAGTTACGTGCAAAAATACAAAAAGAGATAGAGTCGATTACTACGACAGATGGGAAACACGTGGTTGACCACCTAGGTGATTATGTGGAAGAACCATTTACCATCATCGAGTCGTATTTTGCAGACCAGCATCTCGCCAGGTTAGTACGTCATCAAATTGAATCGTATAATCATTTCATCAATTATCAGGCAGGCAGAACGATCCAAATGTTCAATCCTCTGCGTATTCGGTCGGATAAACACATGCTTGAATCGGGGCATTATCTTCTCGAAGTAGAGATATCATTCGATAACTTCAAGATGTATCCACCGCAGATTCACGAGAACAATGGTGCCACGAAAACGATGTTGCCACAAGAAGCAAAGTTACGTAATTTCACTTACGCGTCTAGTATGACGGTCGATGTTCATATCAAATACATTATTCGCGACGGCGAAGACCCGGATGTTCCGCGCATCATCGAGAAGACGCTTCCGAAGAAAATCAATATTGGAAAAATGCCGATTATGTTGAAATCGTCCATCTGTGTATTGACACAGAATCCGCATATTCCGCCGGCACACACTGGCGAGTGTCCGCTTGATTGTGGCGGTTATTTCATTATCAAAGGGTCGGAGAAAACCGTATTAGGTCAAGAACGTGCGGCGGAAAATCGGATCTACTGTTTCGACGGCAAAAACACGACAAAATGGAACTGGTTTGCGGAAATCAAATCGGTTCCAGACTATAAATGTATTTCGCCGAAACAACTCGATATGATGATTGCCAGTAAGAACAACGGATTTGGACACGGCATATACGTGACGATTCCCCGTTTCAAATTGCCGATTGAATTATTTGCCCTCTTCCGCGCATTGGGCGTTTCAAGTGACCGAGAGATATGTGAATACATATTGCTAAATATCGAAGACGTCAAACAGGCGGAAATGTTGACTTGTCTAGAGGCGAGTATTATCGACGGCAATAAATATCCCACTCAAGAGGAATCGCTCCGGCATATTGTCAGTATGGTAGCATTCACGCCAATTAATATGGACAAGGAAACCGGTTCGAAAAAGAAACGCGAGTTCGCCATTGAAGTATTAGGGACCGATTTGCTTCCCCATTGCCGAACTACAAAGCAGAAATTGTATTTGCTCGGCACAATGGCGAAAAAGTTGATTCAAACGAGTCTAGGGTGGTTGCCACCTGACGACCGCGACTCCTACGTGAACAAGCGCATTGAATTGACCGGGACGCTCTTGAACAATCTGTTTCGCAACTACTTCAATAAACTAGTGAAGGAGATGCAGAAGAAGATTATCAGCGAAATCAATACCGGTTCGTGGCGTACTAGCAATGACTATGAGAACATCATCACAATGAACAACATCTACAAGATTATGAAAACAACCACGATTGAGAACGGCATCAGTCGCGCACTTTCAACTGGCGATTTCAGTATCAAGCAGTCGAATAGCAGTAAAGTAGGTGTCGGTCAAGTCGCAAACAGATTGACATATCTCGGCACACTGAGTCATCTGCGTCGTATCAACACGCCTTTAGAAAAGAGCGGCGAATTGATTGACCCCCGCAAACTACACGGAACAACATGGGGTTTCCTCTGTCCGGCAGAAACACCAGAAGGTCAAAGCATTGGTGTGGTGAAGAACATAAGTTATATGGGACATATCACCATTCCGACCAATAGTGCCTCTCTGTATGAATACGTCGAACCGAGTATTGTCAAAGTAGATGATGTGTCCTCGCCGACAGAGTTATACGACAAAGTGAAAGTATTCGTCAACGGTATCTGGTTAGGTATCACGGAAGACCCCGTCAAATTGTACGCCGAAATGAAAGACAAGAAATACCGCGGCATTATCAATATCTATACTTCCATCGTGTTTGACTACAAAGCAATGGAAATACGTATTTGCAATGACGGTGGAAGACTGACTCGCCCAGTATTGAGAGTGAAAGACAATCGTGCATTGTTGACTTCCGATATTGTACGCCGCGTCGGTAACCGCGAACTGTCCTGGAATGATTTGCTTACAAACTGCCGCATACCCGAATCCGTCATTGAATATATCGACCCAGAGGAACAGAACCACTCTATGATTGCAATGAAATCGAAGAATGCGTATTTGCAAGAACTCGGGATGAAAATCAACTATACTCATTGCGAAATACACCCCAGTACTGTATTTGGAGTATTGGCGTCTTGCATTCCATTCCCAGAACACAATCAAGCACCCAGAAACACTTACCAATGCGCGATGGGTAAGCAAGCAATTGGAATATACTGCACCAACTACGACCAGCGTATGGACAAGACCGCCTATGTATTGACATACCCCAGCAGACCATTGGTTGATACGCGGTTGATGAACTTTATCCATCTCAACAAGATTCCTTCCGGTTCGCAGATTTATGTGGCAATTATGACACATACTGGTTATAACCAGGAGGATAGTGTATTGATAAACAAAGGTTCGATCGACCGCGGACTCTTTATGGCGACCATCTACCATACGGAGAAAGACGAAGACAACAATGTTGTTCGCGACGAAATAAAGAGATGCAAACCGATTCCTGCAAAAACAAAAGGCATTAAATTCGGAAATTACGAGAAGTTGAATGCCCATGGATTCATACCGGAAAATACTCTGGTGGAAAACCGAGATGTGATTATCTCTAAAGTGGTTCCCATCAAAGAAAACCGCAACGATCCCACGAAAATCGTAAAATTCGAAGACCAGAGCAAAACGTACAGAACCACAGAGGAATCGTATATTGACAAGAATTATACTGGACGAAATGGCGACGGATACGATTTTGCCAAGGTCCGGGTGAGGACTCTGAGAAAACCAGTTTTAGGGGATAAGTTCTGTGCATTGCCTACACAGCAAGTATTAACGGATAAAGGTTGGGTCACGATGCTCGATTTAGACCCGGCGGTTCATATGGTGTGTACTCTGAATGGCGACGGCAAACTACATTATGAATATCCATCTGCGAAGTTTATATTCGACCACAATTCGGTGGACGGACCGGATGAACCTCTGTACAGTGTGAAGAATAAACAGGTGGAGATAACCTGTACGATGAATCACAAATTGTATGTACAGACTCGACCGGCGTTTCAAAAAAATGGACCGTATGAATTAATGGAAGCAAGAGAAATTGCCAAGAAAGAAGGAGCGGTGAAAGGCAAACAAGTCCGGTTCCAGAAGACGATGGAGAATGTGTATCCAGATATTGAGACGATTCGAATTGGAGAGGTGGATTACAATATGGATGCTTGGTTGCAATTGTTGGGGATGTTTATCAGCGATGGATGTTGCGACAAAACGAATAATCGCATTTACGTAACAGTGTTTAAAGAACGAAAAGTCCAATTTATGACTACGTGTCTAAATAATTTGGGTGTTTGTTACAAAAGATACTCCGATGGAAGTTTTAATATTTCCGGTTCAAAGATGCCTGCGGTTTGCGAACATTTCAAAGAATTATCCGTAGGTGCTCTGAATAAATATTTACCAGAATACGTATGGAACCTTTCTCAGCGCCAATCTCGCGTGTTGATGGAAGCATTGTTACAAGGAGATGGAACAACAATGCAATACAAAGGCGAAGACGAGTTCAGTAGATATGGTACAATAAGTCCGAGATTGGCGAATGATTTATCCCGCTTGGCGCTGCATTGTGGTTGGTCGGGAACAGTAAGAATAGGAGAAGAACCAACCGGAATTCCACGTGTAGGAAAGCGAAATATGGGACCGCAAGCAGGAACAGAAGTATCTATTACTTTGCAACACACTTATTACAAAGTCAGTATTATCCGCGAACAAAACCAACCGTGGATTAACAAGAAAGTCAACGAATCCAATATGGAAGCAAGGGTGCCGTACAATGGCAAAGTATATTGCATTGAAATGCCGAGTTCGCACGTCTATTATATGCGCGAATCAATGCAAAGTCCTTGTTTGATAATAGGAAATTCAAGTAGACACGGGCAAAAAGGTACGTGTGGAAACATCATACCGGAGCGTGACATGCCTTTTACTAGGGACGGACTGAAACCGGATATCATTATTAATCCGCACGCGATTCCTTCGCGTATGACAATTGCGCAGTTGAAGGAGACGCTTTTAGGGAAAGTGTTGATAGAGTTGGGTATATTCGGAGATGGTACGAGTTTCGGTGATTTAGGAATCAAGACAATTGCGAAGGAGTTGCAGAAGTTGGGGTACGAGAGTTACGGCAATGAGATAATGTATAATGGAGTGACGGGAGAGCAGATGGAGACGAGCGTGTTTATTGGACCGGTGTTTTACCAGAGACTGAAGCATATGGTGAATGACAAGCAGCACAGCAGAGCAATTGGTCCGATGGTGAATTTGACTCGGCAACCGGCGGAAGGTAGGAGTCGCGATGGTGGATTTAGGGTGGGTGAAATGGAGCGTGATGTTATGATTGCACACGGTGCTTCGAATTTCTGCAAAGAACGATTGTATGATGCTTCGGATAAGTATAGTGCACACGTATGCAGGAAATGTGGGTTATTGGCGGCAGTGAATGCTGGATTGCGAGGTGCTTATGGCGGCGTGATTGGGAAAAAAGACGGGATGTCGGAGTTCACGATTCATCGGTGTGGGACTTGCGGGAACACGACGGATTTCGCCAGAGTGGATATTCCGTATGCTTATAAGTTGTTGTCGCAGGAATTGCAGACAATCAATGTGGTGCCTAGATTGGTGGTGGATTAGATATAGATATAAAAGAGGTAAGTAAGTGGGTTTTGGTACAATTCATACGCTCGTTACGTCCTCTCCTGGAATTGTCCCAAACGACCATAGATCTGTTTTTAGGTAGAATGTAATAAGTATATTTTTTGCTGCTGTTAATGTCTTGATCTAATACAACAGTTACCAAAGGCGAGCAGGTATAATACCTCTGTATTCTACCTACGAAACAGATGCGTAGCGGTTCTTCAGACACTTCGCATTAATCATACAATTACTTCATTAACACTTAACAACTTTATCAGCGACATGGTAATGTCTTGCGTGTCTGAACATTAATATCCATATGTGTGGACATTAATAATGTATGAAGTAATAAATATATAATGGCGGCACTAAAGTTCGAGTTCGATACTAGTATGAATAATACTGGTGACTATAGTAGTAGTTCGGGAACTGCCACCAATTGTTTTATAAGTAACACACACACAGTAGATACGAGTGGTTCTCTTTACTTTAATGGTTCATCAGGACAACAATTTAAAATAAACAATCCTCCCACATTATCAAATTCAACTGGTATGACATTTTCAGTATGGGTAAAATACGAATTCATTCCGACATTTAATGAGTATCAGTATCAAAGAATATTTGATATAGGCAATATAAATGAAACTAACATAGGGTTGCTTTTATGGAATAATGGAGGTCGTGGTTTAAGTGCAAATTGTTTATTCGTTGATATAAACAACGATCCAAACCAATATTATTTTCCATGCACGGATCCTGTTACTATTGGAGATGACAGAGACACTAGTAATAACTTAATGTCAATAAATGATAATATATGGCACCATTATTGTTTAACTATATCAAAATTATTAAATAGTTCTTATACTATTAAATTTTATGTAGACGGTGCATTAGTATTAAATAGATCAGGATTGTCATCTTACCCTAAACTCACTAATACATCTTGGTTAATAGGACAAAGTAACTTTCCTGGAGATACCACCCTAGTAAATCAACAAAAAATGTATGTCAACAATTTTGAATTTTACAGTTCAGAATTAACCGCCAGTCAAGTTTCCACGATATATGCAACCATAGCAGCATCAAAACTAAGCGCTATTCAAAAATTTAACTATTGGGGGTTAGTACTCTATTACCCATTTGAAACAGACACCAAAAATTATGCTACCGGAATAGGATTTACTGATGCAACATCTACCGGCGAAATTGTAAGCACTCCATTTTTAGATTCACCGAAATCATATAAAACAAATGGTATAGATCAAAATTTTATATCAAAAAACATAAAGTTAAACAAAAATGGATTTACCGTTGCTTGTTGGGTGAAATTTAATTCACTTGCTAATGATAATGGCATATTACTATTTGGACTTCGCCTAGGTAGATCTCCTCAAAATAATTTTGCTCTTGCATTACGCAATACTCCTTTATATAATTCTAAATTAACATTACTAACTAGTAATAATGGCGGTAATTACAATTATGGTTTATTTTTTTCTAGTGATGATAGTTTTCTTTTTACTAAATTTGGTGATTATAATTTCATTCCAGACACAAATTGGCACCATTATTGTGTTACTGTAGGACGTGACCAAATTTTAGAACTATATGTAGACGGAACGCGTGTATATGTATATAATATTAAAAACCAAGATTCTTTATACACTTACGATGATGATGTACAGGCAATTCTTGGAAGAGATCATCAAGCTGAAACTTACACAAACGCAAATTATAGCTCGCTTATGGTATTTAACAGAGGTATAACGCAAAATGAAATTGGATTGTTAATGGGTGTAAAAAACGCAGTATTAAACGGATATTTTAATAGTTATAAGTTAAGTGCAAATTCAAACGGGTCTTATTCACTTTTGGATGGAGGTGCAAATGCTTATAATTCTATAACAGGTTGGTACCAGTCAAAAAGATCTTGGTACACTTTTGTAATTTCGAAAGATACGAATTGGATTCCTTCGACTGATACAATAT